CTAATACCATATTGTGCGGTTGATGAAAATGTTTTTGTTGGATATAATTCTCTACCAACTACTCTTAACTTTGGAGTTGTATTTACTTTGTATTCTTTTTTAAAGTTTCTAATTCCAACTTTTATTTCTTCTGCAGTTAATTCAGTTAATGAACCCGTTGAGAAAGATGTATCATCCCAACCGATTCTAACTTTTGGTTGATGGATTGTATTAGTTTCTTTTGAGAAGAATTTTAAGATACCATAATCGTTTGTGTCCTCTTCAACAGCGTTTGTATGTTTTACAATCAATCCATCATTTGAAATCGAACCACTTAACCAATATTGGAAAATAGAAGTTACATCAGCATTGATATCTTCTGATTTATATCCGAAAGATTGGCTTGAACTTACATTGTTGTACCAAACACCACCTCTACCAGCAAAAGAACCAGTTGAGTTAACTGCAAATACAATAGCACCATTACTAATATTGTTTACCCATCTATCCGATGAATCACCTTCTCTATAATTCCAAGTTACACCAGCGGTTTCAATTTCATCAAATCTCGTACCTTTACCCATTTCCCAAGAAGATGAAACAGGCCAAATATCAATTGTGAATTCCAATGGTAGTTCTTCAGATTCAGTTTCTCTCATTATAAGAGTTGCCTGTTCAAATCCTACATCACCAGCTGCAAGTGATGATGAGAATCCGTTGGTTTCGAATTTAAGAAGTGCTCTTGATACATCTTTGATACTACCATAGTAAACCTTACTAACCTCTAATACCTCATCTAAACCAGCGTTTTGGTCGGGTTGTTGTAAGTACACCGATGCATCTTTTGATGCTGTTAAAAAATAGTATGCCATTATCTTGCCCTCCCTTTAATATCCGAATCTGGAAATTTAACTTCGAAAACCGATGGGTCTAAAGATGGATATAAAATCTTATCTTTAATCGCCGCTTCTATATTGTATGAGTTTGGTGAATACTGTCCACCACATTTATTTACAATTTTTAATTTTGTAACCGAACTTACACCATCAACATTTGCTATAATTAATTCCAATTCTGAAAGATTGATTGTATTATTAAAAGTCCAATTATCAATGTTTAGATAATCCTTTAATTCGGTTATACATTCGGAAATTACTTCACTTTTATTATAATTTTTTAAAGTAATTACTTCAAATTCAACACCAATATTAATAATAAATCCATCATTGATATTAATACCATCTGTTAAAACTTTATATTCATTTAAATAAGTTTTTAAGTTTTCTTTTATTGCTCTATTTAATGTTGATAATTTCTTATTTGAATCATATCCTAATAGATAAAGATTTATTGCAAATGGATTATTTTTTTCATTATCATTTGAAGTTTTGCCTATTAAAAAGTTTTTAATTTCAGTTTGAATACTTTCTCTATTTGGTTCTTCATCTTCTGGTTTGTTTACGAATGATTCTACTAAATCGGTAAATTCTTGCAGAACTTTTGGTGAAGAAAGAATTGATGATGGTGAGTTGTTATCCAATGTACCATCTGCCGTAGCGTATGCTTTAGCAATTGCCCCAAACTTAGTTGGCATCGATAATGTTCTTACTTCATAATCTTTAGCAGTTACCGCTCTATTTTGTGAACCAAAGTTTGCTAAAGCGTTTTGTCTAATCTCTTCGATTGTATCCCCACCTTTACCACCAGTTGCAGGAACTTCATTATCTACTGCGATAGAGTTTTTAGCCGCATTGTATAATGATAGTTGTGCTTGTGTAAGTAGTGATGTATCCTCTTCATACTCAATATTATTAATTTGAGTAATAGTACCTTTTTTAACATTTGATTTAGAACCACCTCCAACTAAATATTTTACAGTCATTGTTGTATTCGATGGTGATGAACCATATGTTTTTGTTTTTAAGAAGTTTGTTGGGTCAAATGATTCTTCTAATTTAGAAATAGAATTAGGTAATCCCAATCCAACATTTTTAAATGAAGGAATAATTGTTTCTTCACTAACTGTTGGGTCTCCTGCTCCGAATTGAATAGTTGTTGTACTATCTGGGTTTATTTTCTTTACAAATCTACGAGATGTTTTAAGTGTATTTAATATATAAGGAACTGTTGATTTAAATTGATATAAATCTGGGTCATTGTTTTCAGTATTTGGATAATCCACAAATACTAACTCCTGGGCTAAGTAAGGAACTTCATGCCATTTGTTACCATTTGAATCTCTTACATCATAGATATCAATAATATTTGTATCTGATAAATTTATGCTTTGAAATTCTTCATAATTACCAAATGTTACTTCTTCAGTTTTCACTTCTGCGGATATTCCCTTTACTAACTTTTTTACTAAGTAAAAAGATGCCTCTCCACTAACACTATCCCTTTGATATATTGTTATTTCTCTATCCAATTCATCATTGAAATCTACAACATCTTGTGTTATAAATTGTACACCATTTGTAGATTCAACTCTCATTCCTTCTTTAATTCTTAAAAGATATGTTTCATCATAGGTATTATTATTTCCACTACCAATAGCAGGTACTAATTGATAAACCGAAAGAGTTGTTACTGCTGGTGCAGTTACTTTTGGTTTATATCCCAAATATTGTGAAAGTGCTATCACATTCTCAATATCATCTGCATGTGTCATTAATGATTCCTTTAAGGTATCATCAACATAATATGAAAGTGAATCACCAACATAAGATGCCATTTCAATGAACATCATACCTGGCGATGATTCGTTAAAATCAGAATATGTAGTAGGGAAATAAGTTTTAGCAAACTCAATTAGATTTTCTCTAAATTGCGTAAAATCTTTATTAAGGTATTTTATATCCTTACCTCTATTCTTAAAGTTTTTTGATGTTTTTGTAATTGCCATATCTTATTATCCCTGAACTGTGAATGTTAGAGTTTCTAAATTAATATCATCTCCTATTCTAAATTTAATCGAAACATTTAATCTATTATTATCTCTCAACTCATCAGTTGCTTCAATATCAATTTCCTCCGCTGTAACATAAGGTAACCATTGAGATAAACTTTCATTAATAGTATCTTCTATTCTACCTTCTAAATCATCTACATTTGGTTCAAACAATAATGATTGTAAACCACTTCCAAATTCGGGTTGTAAAATTCGTTCCCCTCTTTTAGTAAGTAGAAGATTTTTAATATTTGATTTGACTTGGTCTTTAGTTAAAAACGATTGTTCGAATGTATTCTCACCAAAAGTTAATGGTAAAGTGATACCAATTGCATAATTTGAATATGCAGCGGTATCTTTAACAATTTTTCTACCAAGCTCAACAGCCATAATCTATATTACATTCCTGGTCTCCAAGGACCTTTCTTTTTATCAATCGCTTTCATTAAACCACTATAATCTCTATTTAGTGCTTTATCCAATGCAGCGTTTCCAGTCTGAACACCTAAACCTTGCTTTGGTGCCATTTCTCCGTAACCCATTTTTTGTGCTATATTTGATGCACCTAATGTATGTGTATCATTAGTAGTGAAAGACATAGTTCTATACTCTTCACCAGTTGATTGTCTTTGTGTTGAGTTAAATGGTTGTGTTTGTGCCAACACTTCATTCAACACTGGATTTTTGCTCAAAGTTTTTTGTTGTTGAACTTTTTGTTCTACCATAGGTTCACTATCCATAAAAGTTGGTTGTTGGGGTTTTTGTGGTTTTAGAGCCTCTCTTAATTGTTTGTTTTCTTTCAACAATTTAGTCATCTCTTTTTTTACACCTTCTTTAACTAACTTTGGTAGTAATACTTTGATTTCTTCCTTTACAATGATTTGTATTGCTTTTACTAATTTATCCGTATCCATTATAAAATGTTTTCCTTTCTATATAAATATTTGTTTTGGGTTTTTTTGTTTTTTACTCACACTTAGTACCACCCATTTTGATTTGTTTTTTGAAATCACTAAGAATTTCATTAATATCTTCTTCACCAACTTCATCTATCACATCTTCTGGTAGAGTTGAATCTACTACATTATTGAATGCAACATTACCTCCCAATAAATCATTGATATCAACTTCAGGTTCTGGTATTGGGTCTACTATACCACTTATACTACTTCCATCGTTTTGTTCTATTACAGGCGGTTCACTACCATCTTCAGATGGAAAGTTGATATTTGGAATAGGAATAATAGGTGGAATTAAGTATCCAGTCCAAGCTATAATGCCAGGTGCAGGAACGGGTGTTGGTGCACCAGGATATAATGATGTTGTTTGTATAAATCCACCAATTGAAAATAAATGTACTATTGCCGCAAGTACAAACATATTAACCATTATGATTTGCTTTGATGCGGGTTTGATTGGTGGATAGATTGGCCAAGTACCAACATTAGTTACAATGTTAGAATTTACTTGTATATTTTGTATTGAACCGGGTGCTGGTATAAGTGGGATTGGGAATGGTCTCATTTGTGCACCAGCCCAATATGCTTTTACACCATTTCCAAATTCATTTACCAAAGAAAAATCAACACCCGGTGGAGTTGTTAAACCTTTTAGTAATGCGGCCCTGAAAAGAGTTTTCATTATTTCCACATTACCAGTTTGAATTGATTCTAAATTAATAAAATCTTTTCCTCTTTTTACAGCGGCATCATATTCCTCTGCCCAAATAGTTGCAACCTCATTTATATCCAAAGATGGGTTTCTAACTGGGTTTGTTTTTCTTAATATATTTCGTTTGAATAATCCCCAAGACATCTTAACCTATTAAATCAGTTGGATTCGGAATATTTGGAACATCAATCTTCGGTACAGGCGGAACTGAAATAGTTGGTACTTCAGGTACTTCAGGTAATGGAGGTATCTTTGGTACTGGTGGTAGTTTTGGGATTTTCTTTTTAAACTTTGGATTTTCTGGTGGTTCTTCCACTTTTTTATCTCGTACTTTAGGAAAAGATGGTAACGGTATTTTAGGTAACTTAGGTAGTTGTGGTTTTTCAATCTTTGGTATTTTAGGAAGTTCTGGTAATTGTGTAGGAATTGAGTTTACAACATCCTTAGCCCCACCAGTTACCGATGAAATATTACCAACTACATTTTTAGCAGAATCAATTGCTCCACCTGCTATATCTTTAGCAGAACCCAATGTATCTTTTACACCACCAGCTAAACTCTTTATGTTTTTTAAATCTGCCATTATTTTAGTTGTACATTTTCACTTAATATTTCACCCAATCTTTCAATTAAAGTACTTAACTTTGCCTTATTAGTTGCACCGGGTGCAGTTTGTCCTGCTGGGGTAATCATTATTTGTTGACCTACAACTTCCATAAAATCTCTTAATATATTTTGAAGAGCTTTTCCTTTTACAGCATAATCGATACCCGAATCACCTGCTTTAAATCCTAAATTAATCTTACCGCCACCGGTATCTAAAGTTATAGTTTTTCCTTTTGAATCTAAATCAATCTGCCCTTCCGATGTAATATTAATTCCTTGAGTTGTATCTATTGAAAAAACAGAATCGGTTATAAATCCAATATCTTGTTTAGCGGCAAAAATCATTTGTTCAGTTTTTGCTGAAAGAATTATTCTATCTGAGTTAAGTAAGATTTGATTTCCTCTAAGTTCGTTTGGATAGTTAAAGAAAGA